GTGACTATACTAAAGTTAAAATGAATTATAGTATTGTCGCGCCTAGAATGTACAAAGGCCGTATAGAAAGTATTGTTTCTCGTATAACAGGTTTTGCTGATATGATTCAGCTTACTCATTTAAAACTGCAACAGGTATTATCTAGAATGGTACCAGATGGTGTTTATCTAGATGCCGATGGACTAGCTGAAGTAGATTTAGGCAATGGAACAAACTACAACCCGCAAGAAGCATTAAATATGTTTTTCCAAACAGGTTCTGTAATAGGTAGATCATTTACACAAGAAGGAGATATGAATCCTGGTAAAGTACCTATTCAAGAATTACAGTCTGGATCTGGTGGCGCTAAAATGCAATCATTAATTCAAACATATAATTATTATATGCAGATGATTAGAGACGTCACTGGGCTGAATGAAGCAAGAGATGGAAGTACTCCGGACGCTAGGGCTTTAGTGGGAGTGCAGAAATTAGCAGCAGCTAATTCTAATACAGCCACAAGACATATATTGGACGCTACTTTATTTTTAGCAAAAGATTTATGTGAAAATTTATCATTACGTATATCTGACATATTAGAATACTCACCTACTAAAGAGGCTTTTATACATAAGATAGGTAATCAAAATGTAGCTGTACTAGAGGAGATGAGCGATTTGTATTTATATGATTTTGGTATATTTATAGAATTGCAACCAGACGAGGAACAAAAGGCAGTTCTAGAAAATAATATACAAACAGCATTACAAGCAGGCTTAATAGATCTTACCGATGCTATAGATATAAGGGAAATAAAAAACATAAACTTGGCTAACCAGCTTTTAAAAATAAGAAGAGTTGAGAAACAAGAAAGAGATCAGCAAATGCAACAGCAAAACATTCAGGCACAATCTCAGGCTAACGCTCAAGCTCAACAAGTTGCTGCTCAAGCTGAGGTGCAAAAACAGCAAGCATTAACTCAACAAAAAATGGAATTAGCTCAAATGCAAGCTCAAATTGATTCCCAGAAAATGCAAGCTGAGGTAGCGGCTAAGAAAGAATTAATGAGTCTCGAGTTTCAAATGAACATGCAGCTAAAAGGGATGGAAGTACAAGGCAAAAAATCCGAGCTAGCAGAAAGAGAAGATAGAAAAGACGAAAGAACCAAAATACAAGCGACACAACAAAGTGAGCTAATAGATCAAAGACAAAACGATTCAATGCCCAAAAACTTTGAATCATCCGGTAATGATGTGCTTAACGGCAATTTTAACTTAGGATCCGGTGATCCTAGGTAATAATAGTAGTAATAATTATATAATATTTTATCATGGAAGAAGAAGTAAAAACCGAGGTCGAGAAAACTGAAGAAACTCAACCTCAAGAAGCTGCTCCTATTACACAGGAGGATAGTGGACTAATCAAAGTAGACTTAGGTCAATTAAACAAAGTAGAAGCAAATGCCATTCCAGAGCAAGAAACAAATGCAAGCGATGTTCCTGTCAGAGAATCCGAAGACGCGGAAAGTAGCAAAGAAGTGGTTCCAGAAGTACAGAACTCCGTTCCAAATGAAGAACAATCTGTTTTACAAGAAATAACGGACGAGGAGGTACAAGAACGAGTAGAAGACGCACAAGAACAAGTTGCGGAAGCTATTAAAAATCAGGAACCAGGCGTTGAACTACCTGAAAATATTCAAAAAGTTGTAGACTTTATGAATGACACAGGGGGAAGCTTAAAGGACTATGTTAATCTAAACACAGACTATGCCTCCTTAAATGAAGATCAGTTGCTACGAGAGTATTACGAAAACACTAAGCCTCATTTGGATTCTGAAGAAATAGGGTTTGTCATGGAAGACAGATTTAGCTTTGATGAAGACATGGACGAGGATAGAGATATACGTAGAAAAAAATTAGCTAGGAAAGAGGAGTTAGCAAAAGCTAAAAATCACCTAGAAAGTTTAAAGGGCAAATATTACGAAGAAATAAAAGCTGGGTCCCGGTTAAACCCAGAACAAAAAAAGGCGGTTGAATTTTTCAATCGTTATAACCAAGATAGCGAGAAGTTGACAGGGGATAGAGAAAAGCAAGTTTCTATATTTAACGAAAAAACTGAAAAAGTATTTTCTAATGAATTCAAAGGTTTTGATTTCGAAGTTGGAGAAAAAAAATTCAGGTATAAGGTTAATGATGTAGAAGGAGTGAAATCTAAGCAAGGAGACATTTCAAATTTTGTTAAGAAGTTCTTAAACGATAAAAACGAAATGGCAGATGCTAAAGGTTATCATAAATCTTTATTTACAGCAATGAACCCCGACGCAATTGCAAATCACTTTTACCAGCAAGGTAAAGCTGACGCAATGAAAACAAGTATGGAAAAAGCTAAAAATATTGACATGAATCCGAGAGGGACGCATGAAGATGTTAAGCCGCCTAACGGGTGGAAAGTTAGATCTGTGCCGGGAAGTAATGACTCAACTACGAAGCTTAGAATTAAAAAGAGAAAATAATAATTACTAAACTTTACAAATAATGGCAAATGGATCATTTACTGGGAGTGCAGCGGCTTTAGCGCACTTAACTCCTAGACCAACACAAACGTTGTTTAACGACAACTACCTGGCCCTTGGGGACATGGATTTTACACAACAATTCTTACCAGAAGTATACGAAAAAGAAGTAGAGCGTTACGGAAACCGTACAATCTCTGGATTCTTACGTATGGTAGGAGCTGAAATGCCTATGGCATCCGACCAAGTAGTATGGTCTGAGCAAGGGCGTTTACACATTGCTTATGATGACGTTACTGTTGTATCGGCAACGTCAATAACAATTCCAGCTGCTGCTGGAGCTACTAGCAAAAACCTAATCGGACCTGGAGACACTATCGTGATCGCTGACACCACTGGATTAACAGTGGAAAAAGCATACGTTAGCGCTGTGGCTGTTTCGGGAGCAGGAGTAGCTACTTTAACAATTGCAGGATACGCAGGTGCTGTTACAGTTACCGGTACTGGAAATGTAAAAGTATTCGTATATGGATCTGAATATGCAAAAGGAACTTCAAATGCAGGGACTTCTGTTGATGCCGCTTTCGAGCAGTTCAGCAATAAGCCAATCATTTTACGTAACAAGTACGCGGTAAACGGGTCTGATACGGCACAGATTGGATGGGTAGAAGTAACTACTGAAGCTGGAACTTCTGGATACTTATGGTATTTAAAGTCTGAGCACGAATCTCGTATACGTTTTGAAGATCATTTAGAAATGGCTATGATCGAAGCTGAAACAGCTGCTGCACCAATTACGCCGGCTGCTGGATTAGGAGGAGGAACAGAGATCACAGGTTCTGACGGACTTTTCGCTGCTTTAGAAAACAGAGGTCTTGTTTACACAGACGCTGATTTTGGAACTGGAGGAGACTTAGGATTAAGCGATTTTGACGCTATCTTAGGAGAGCTTGATAAGCAAGGAGCTATCGAAGAAAATATGTTATTCTTAGATCGTTCAACTTCTTTGGGTATTGATAATATGTTAGCTGCTCAAAATTCTTATGGAACTGGAGGAACATCTTACGGTGTATTCGAAAATTCTGAAGACATGGCACTTAACTTAGGATTCAGCGGATTCCGTAGAGGATCTTACGATTTCTACAAGACAGACTGGAAATACTTAAACGACGCTACAACTAGAGGATTAGTTGGAGATATTGAAGGTGTAGTTGTTCCTGCTGGAACTTCAACAGTTTACGATCAAATGTTAGGTAAAAACATCTCAAGACCTTTCTTACACATCCGTTACAGAGCTTCTGAAGCAGATGATAGAAAAATGAAGTCTTGGATCACAGGATCTGTAGGTGGAAACTTTACAAGCGACGAGGATGCAATGAACGTTCACTTCTTATCAGAAAGATGTTTATGTGTACAAGCAGCAAATAACTTCATATTATTGAAGAACACTGCAGGATAATCAATTTTATTAGTGTGCTGGGGATCTTTGGTCCCTGGCCACTATTTTTATCAATTTTATAATATTATATCATGGCAAACAAAAAAAAGCCCGTAGCTAAAAAAGCTACTCCACAAGAACCTATCACAGATGGGTTACCAGTACAAATAGAAAAAGTAGAACCCGTAGCAGTTAAACCAGCTAAGCCGGCAAAACCAGCATGGGAATACCGAGACAGAACTTATGTTTTAAAAACAGGTAAGTCTCCACTTTTATACACATTACCATCCAAACATTCTCAAAGAAAACCTTTATTATGGTTTGATCAAGAAAAAGGATTTCAAAGAGAATTACGTTATGCTACTAATCAGAAGTCTCCTTTTGTGGACGAACAAAAAGGACCTGCGACATTAGGCAGAATAGCTATGAGGAATGGAATAATTAAGGTAAATAAAGAAGATGTATCTTTACAAAAATTACTGTCTTTATATCATCCATTAAAAGATAAAATATATTACGAATTTGATCCAGTGCAAGTTTCTGTAAATGAGCTAGATTGGATTGAGTTAGAACTTGAGGCATTAACTTTAGCTAAGGATATGGAAATTGACACAGCTGAAGGAATATTAAGAGCTGAATATGGTAGTGCAGTTAATGATTTATCATCTAGTGAATTAAAAAGAGATCTAATGATATTTGCCAAAAGGCAACCTGCATTATTTATAGAATTAGCCAATGACGACAATGTACAACTGCGTAATATAGGAATAAAAGCCGTGGAAGCTAGAATAATAAATTTATCAGCTGACCAAAGAACGTTCACTTACGGGGAAGGAAACAGAAAATTAATGACTGTGCCTTTTGACGAACACCCTTATAGTGCTTTAGCTGCATTCTTCAAAACTGATGAAGGAATGGAAGTATATAAAGCCATATTAAAAAGACTTTACTAAGTCACTTTTATAGTAGCTAGGCTGCTTAACGGTGGCCTAACTATTATAATAATAAAAAAAGAAAAATGAGCGTAAATATAAATACTGTTTATCAAAGAGTGCTAGCTGTACTTAACAAAGAACAACGAGGGTATGTTACGCCTCAAGAATTTAACCTGTTTGCAAACCAAGCACAATTGGATTTGTTTGAGCAATATTTTTATGACATTAATCAATTCGGTAGAATACCAGGAAACGAAACCGAATATTCAGATATGGTGGATCTTTTAGAAAAAAAATTAGCTATATTCGAAACATCTGCAGACCTGGTTGCCTCAGCGGGTAAATTTACTTTACCTTTAGACATCTACAAGCTAGGAGCTATCTTATATAACAATATAGAGGTAGAAAGAATTACCCCTAAAGAATGGATATTAATAAATCAATCTCCCTTAGCTAAGCCTAATAATAATAGACCTATATACAAAACATCAGGGACTAACTTGATAGAAGCTAAAGGCGATGCCGTATTAACATCCGGGGTTAGCGCTCAATACGTTAAAAAACCTGCCACCGTAATATGGGCACACAAAACAATATTTAACGAGCCTTTGTATGACCCTACAAATAGTATAAATTTTGAGCTAGACGTTTCAGAAGAAACGGAGTTGGTTATAAAAATATTAGAGCTTTGTGGTATACTAATAAAAGATTTAGGTCTATACCAAATATTTGACAAAGAAGATCAAGAAACAATACAACAACAAAAATCATAATATATGGGCTTAATAACACAAACTGACGAACAATACTACTTAGGTCCTGACGGAGTATGGAATAGCTTCGACGAAAACTATGGTAGTTACCAATTTACTTCCATAAAAGATATAATAAATAATTTCATGATTTCTTATGTGGGATTAGAAAAAAACATATCTAAAGTAAAAAGGACTGAAGTAGCTTTTCATGCACAAAGAGGAATCCAGGAGTTTAGTTTTGACACGTTGCCTTCTATAAAATCTGAAGAAATCGAAATAGGGCCCACCTTAAACTTTATTTTACCTAAAGACTATGTAAACTATGTAAAGTTAGTTTGGATTGATTCTAAGGGCATAGAACGGATCATATACCCAACCAGCAAGACTTCTAATCCGCTACCTATACTTCAAGACGCTCAATTTGAGTATTTATTTGATGAACAAACAGGAGAGATGTTAACAGCTGAAGAGTCAGAAACTAGAAAAAAATTTCAAGCTCAAAACAATACAGGTGATAATAATAAAGAAGATTTAAGTGATCGATTAAATCAGGGCGGTTGGGGCAGGCGCTACGGGCTTTCTCCTGAGCAAGCACAATCAAACGGAGTGTTTTATATAGACCGAGTTGCCGGTATAATATATTTTGACTCTAGCTTTGTAGGGCAAGTTGTTACACTAAAATACATATCTGATGGATTAGCTACCGACGAAGAAATGGTAGTTCATAAGTTCGCGGAAGAAGCAATATACAAATATATAGCTTATGGTGTTTTATCTACACGAGCAAATACTCCGGAATATTTAGTAGCTAGATACAAAAGAGAATTAGCAGCTACCAGAAGAAATGCTAAATTAAGATTATCAAATATTAAAATAGAAGAGATTACGCAAGTTATGCGTAATAAATCTAAAATTATAAAACACTAGTATATGGGTGAATTTGTACATGTTTTCCAATCTGGAAAGATGAACAAAGATCTTGACGAAAGACTTGTTCCTAATGGTGAATACCGAGATGCATTAAACTTAGATTTAGCAAACTCAGATAACGGTAACATGGGTTCTTTGCAGAACGTAAAGGGTAACCAACAGCTAAGAGGCAAGCCTGTATGGAACAATAATTATATAGATTCTTTAACTAACCCAAGATGTATAGGATCCTTTGTTGATGACAAAACAGATAAAATATATTGGTTTATAACTTCTACAGAAGCTGATTGTATTGCTGAATACAGCTTTGCAGGCGGGCAAATAAAGCCGGTTATAGTAGACACTAATAATGTCTTAAATTTTTCTACACAATATTTAATTACAGGCATAAATATTATTGACAATCTATTGTTCTGGACAGATAACAATTCTGAGCCGAAAACAATAAATATTGATAAATTTAAAAGGGGTTCGGTAAATTTTGTAACACATACTAAGATACCAGCTTACGACAGCACAAGCCAAACATACAGCGCTAATTTAACGGGTAGACCTGATTTTAATGAAGCAGATGTAACTGTTATTAAAAAATCACCTCTTACCGCTCTTACATTAGATATGTCAGCCAGTTCAAGAGGTGATCAGCTTGGCACAGGGACAAGCTCTGTACTTTATGGCGTATATAATCCGGGGGGTAATGACAATAGAGTAAATTTTACTTATGCTCCCGACAGCACTTTACCTGAACTTAGGCAGTCGATGCCAAATAGATACGACTGGCAAGCTAACATAGAAGGTGATGCGAATTATTATGATAACACTAGCCTAAATGGCTGGGATGGGTATTTGCTTTTAAATTTTGCTACAACAGGATTACAGCCTAACACTTGGAAAGTAGGAGACACTATTATGTTAACTGAAGATTTTCAAGATGTTAATTTCACAGATTACGAATATACAGTATCTATTAGATTAGTTGAGGATTTAAACGCTAATGGCTTAAACTGGAAAGCAGAGATACAAGCTATATCTTCCGATATTGGCACGTTTATAAATGGAACTGGGGGTATAATAGAATTTACCTGGGAAGCGTTATTAGAAGAAGAAGACGCTATGTTTAAAGATGTTTTCCCTAGATTTGCCTACAGGTGGAAATATATAGATAATGAATATTCTACATTCTCACCTTTTTCAGAAGTGGCTTTTTTAGCAGCAGAATTTAGTTATGAATCTAGAGAGGGTTATAATATAGGTATGATAAACAATATTCGTGCCCTTACATTAAAAAACATAAACTGGGGGCATGTAGACGTTTCCGAAATTGACATACTCTATAAAGAATCGAATAGCTCTGCAGTATACGTTGTAGACACTTTAGTTAAAGACGAATCGTACGACACGTCCGGAAATCTCATAACTGAGTTTGAGGTAAAAACAGAATTAATAGGAGCATTAGTAGAAGGCAATCAAATATTAAGACCCTGGGATAATGTGCCTAGAAAAGCTCAAGCCCAAGAAATAATTGGAAACAGAATAGTGTATGGAAATTACTTGCAAAACTATAATGTACCAACCACCACTTTAATTCTAAGTTCTATTTCTAATGAATACGATATAGCTAACGTTGGTTCTCCTTTATTTTCTGTAAAGTCAATGAGGACCTATCAAGCCGGAGTGGTATATTTAGACAAATACGGAAGAGAAACTCCTGTCTTTACGAATAAAGATGCGGGAGCGCAATTAAGCATTGCTTCTTCTAGCTCATTCAATAGGCTTATAGTTCAGCCTACAAATACCCCTCCTAGTTTTGCAACGCATTATAAGATATTTTTAAAAGAAACTTCTAACGAATACTACAATTTAGCATTAGACCGATATTACGACGCTGAAGATGGCAACGTGTGGTTATCTTTTCCTTCATCAGAAAGAAATAAAATATCGGAGGAGTCATACTTAATACCCAAAAAACAGCACGATAACGACGTTCCTGTGCCAACTCTTTCCAGGTATAGAGTTATGTCTATATCTAACGAAGCTCCCGAGTTTATAAAGACAGTAGGTATATCATTAGGTACAGAAACAGTGACTAGTAACGCTGACATCGCAATGGGCAGCTTAGGGTTTGCTTTTGAAGGCCCCTCTCCTGAAACAAATCCCCAATTTGCTCCAAATTTTGCAGGAAATAAAGTTGTTTTTTCTTTGGGTAATTTTTTCTCAGAAGAGTATGAGGTCCAAGATTACAAGGTAGTTGGCCCCTCTAGTAATGCGGGTTATATGATATATGAATTATCTATAGACCGAGGAATAGGCGCAGACGCTGACTTTTTAACAAATGTATCAGTAGGCGGAACTTATTCTATAAGAGTAATAGGAGATAAAGAAGAAACGAAGCCGGAATATCAGGGTAGATTTTTTGTAAAAATACCCAGGGACATTGAGTTTGACGCTAACATAACCGAATCGTTTCAAGCGCTTGATCCACAGTATTCTATACTTGGAAGTATTTCTTTTACAGAAGCTGGGCCTAGATATGTAGGTGAAATAGGAGGAAGGTCTAATTCTGGTAGCAAAGGTTATTATTGGATTGATTGGGGTAACCCTTACAACGGGGGAGGGAGAGATAATTATGTTGCAGGAAAGGGAGTTTGGATGACTGGTGAAAACATAGAGAACGGACCTCCTTCTCCGACTTGGGGGCCTATGGGTTATGGTGTATTTAACCCACCCGATCAAAAACCTTTTTTTAAAAATTTTAACCCTATAACGAACGGAAGTGATTATTTTGGATATAGTTACGCTAAATTTAAAGGGCCTGCCGATAATCAACCTCCTGCGTATATAGACGCTATGTCTGGGGTGGCTCCTGGACCTCTTGTTCCTGACGATCCATTTAATGGGCAGTCTAGAGTAACTAGAGCGGTAGCTCCCAGCGGCCTTTTAAGAGCAGGAAATGCAGTAAGATTTTTACACAAGCCAAGCGGAGAACAGTCAGAAATATATATTATAATTGAAGCATTTGGGTTTTGGCATAGTAGAGGGTTGAGTAATGAGGGGAATGACCGAAATTACTCTTACACAGCTCTATACAAAACGGATAGACCAATAGTTTGGCAGCATGCCCCAGGCTTTAACGGGAATACCTCATACACAGAACATTTATCAGATGCTGTAGACATAGTAATACAAGCAGTAAAACCAGTTGTTCCTCAGGGAAATAGATTACTTACATCTAATAATCCAGCTATATTTGAGACGGAGCCTAAAGAAGCGGTAGATCTAGATTTATATTATCAAGCAAGTAACGCGTTGCCTATATCTGGATATAATGACTCGGTAGAATTAGATTGGCATAACTGTTTCAGCTTTGGCAATGGGGTAGAGTCAAATAGAATTAGAGATGACTACAACGCGGTTACGATGGATAAAGGAGCTACGGTATCATCTATATTGGCAGATCCTTATGGAGAAGAGAGAAGAGGTAGTGGTTATATATTTTCTCAAATATATAATTCTACATCGGGAATAAATAGATTAAATCAATTTATACAGGCATTGCCTATAACAAAAGATCTGAATCCTATATATGGTACTATTCAAAAATTGCACGCTAGAGACACCGATCTTATAACTTTTTGTGAAGACAAATGCTTCAGAGTGCTAGCTAATAAAGATGCTTTATTCAATGCAGATGGGAATGCCAATGTTACCTCGAACAACAACGTTTTAGGACAGGCTACGCCTTATGCGGGAGAGTTTGGAATATCTAAAAACCCGGAATCTTTTGCGGATTATGGTTTTAGATTATATTTTACAGACAAAAATAGAGGCAGTGTTATGAGATTGTCAAGAGACGGCTTAACACAAATATCAAGTAAAGGAATGGGTGATTTCTTTGCGGATAATTTAAAAGCAAACAATAAACTAATAGGATCTTACGATGCCGACAAAGGTTTATACAATTTAACCCTAGTTAATCTTACTTCCGATTGGCAAACTAAGTTTAATCCTATTCAAGCGGACAACTTAGCTATTGCTTGTGAGGACAATATACAAAACCCACCTGATCAAGAAAATTATATAAGTACCACTGTATCTTTTAAAGAGTCCGTAGATGGTTGGACTAGTAGAAAATCATTCGTTCCTGAATCTGGAGTTTCTTTAAACGACAGATATTTTACCTTTAAAAATGGGTTGATGTGGGCTCACAATGAAAATCCTATATATAACAAATTTTATGGAGAACAATACATTAGTTCATTTAATGTTCTTATAAACGAATCACCTAATTTAGTAAAAGGTTATACAACTTTAAATTATACCGGTACAAAATCTAGAGTTTTAGAATACAAAAAAACGGGCACAGAAGATTGGTATTCTATAGCTGAAACTACAGCGGGTGGGTGGCTGCCTAATTCGCTTAGAATAAAAAATCCAGGCTGGTATGTAAATTATATAAGAACAAATTTAGAAGGCGGTGAAGTAAAAGAGTTTGAAAATAAAGAAGGAAAATACTTTAACTATATAAAAGCACTAGCGGTATGTGATGAAGCTTTTGGTATAGGTTATCCTACAGAAACAGACTCCGACCCTCAAAGTTATTTATTAACTACGTTTATAGATCTTACCTGCAGCAACACAGGTTCTACTACAGACCCAGACGCAGATTTATTCTTATGGACTAATTGGGATGAGATTATAGGTAATAATGATGTTACAATAGCCAATGAAACAACTGCTCCGTCCGCTAAATGTATAATAGAAAATTTTTATACCTCACTTAGCGACTACACTAATGTGGCTAAATCAGGAGTTGAGTTTAAATATTTTGCTACAGCTGGATTAGTTGTGGGTACTCAATTGTATGATTATAACACAGATCAGCCTTTAACTTCTGCTGGAATGGGACTTTACGTACCCAGTAACCTAGGTGAGCCGGACGACTCTAGCTTAGATCCCGCTAGTCTTGCTACTGTTCCAGATAGTTACGATATAATAATATACAACTCTAGTGGGGTTATAACAGAAATTATACAATATAATACTATAGTTGCTTCATGTTCAGATCCCACCGGTCCGCTTACTTTTGAAGTTACTACTACAGCAGCCTCTACAAGTGTAGAGCTACCTTATGATGCTACAGGAACATACTCAGGTATTATTAATTGGGGAGACGGAAATACTTCTGTCAACTCTTATGCTAATAGGACACACACTTATACAACAGCGGGTGTTTACACAATAGAAGTATCTGGTAGATCATCAAAAATAATATTCGGTAATCTATCTAACTCTATAGCTGCGCTTTATACTAAGCTAGTGCAATTTGGATTCTCTATGGCATTCGAAAGATTAAGCTTTGGAGCTATATCTAGTGAAAATTATGGGGCAACTAATATGAGTTTTTCTGATGTGCTAGATATTCCTAGCTTTGCAACAAACGCAAATATAGATTATTTGTTTTCAGGATGGGAACCAAACAATGGAATATTCCCAAGTGATTTTAATAATATAGGAGCATGGGACGTGAGTAATGTGGTTAGTATGCGAGCTTGCTTCTATATGAACAGGACTTTTAATCAAAATATTAATAATTGGAATGTAAGTAATGTTACCACTATGTACGACATGTTCGCGGGGGCGCAGTCTTTTAATCAACCTTTGAATTATTGGGACGTGAGTAGTGTTACTAATATGTACGGCATGTTCCGAGGCATTAATCAACCCATATAAACTTTAAAAAGTAAAAAATGCAGATATTCAATCAAAACATAGATTCCTGGGATGTTAGCAACGTTACTAATATGGCTAGCATGTTCTCAAAAACTGATAATTTTAATCAGCCATTAAGCTCTTGGGATGTGAGTAGTGTGACTGATATGAGGATTATGTTTAGTCAAACCCCATCCTTTAATCAAGATATAAGTTCTTGGGATGTGAGTAGTGTAACTGATATGTATGGGATGTTTGCTGGCGCCGAGAATTTTAATCAGCCTTTAAATTCATGGAACGTAAGCAGCGTTACTACCATGGAATATATGTTTAATTCCGCCGAAAGTCTTAACCAGAGTCTTAATAGCTGGGATGTGAGTAGCGTAACGAATATGAAAGGTATGTTTCTTCAAGCTTATGCTTTTAACGGAGACATCTCCAACTGGGACGTGGGCAGTGTGATTAATATGCAACAAACGTTCAATTTAGCATCGGCGTTTAATCAACCCTTAAATAATTGGAATGTTAGTAGTGTAACTAACATGTTTGGGACGTTCGCTCAAACTAATAACTTTAACCAACCTATTGGAAGCTGGAATGTGAGCAGCGTTACCACTATGCATAGTATGTTTTTTGATGCGGAGTCTTTTGATCAATCGATAGGTAATTGGAACGTGAGTAGTGTTACCACCATGGAAGACATGTTTTATATGGCAGAATCTTTTAATCAGTCCCTATCTACCTGGAACGTTTCTAGTGTAACTAATATGAAGCGAATGTTTAGTGATGCTAGTGCTTTTAACGGGGATATAGCTAATTGGAATGTAGGTAGCGTAACCAATATGGAGGAGATATTTACACGTGCTACTGTTTTTAACGCGGACATCTCTGGCTGGAATGTAGGCAGCGTGACTAATACGAAGCGAATGTTTAAGGACGCCATAGCTTTTGATCAAGATATTGGCTCTTGGGACGTCAGTAGTGTAACTAATATGCAAAGTATGTTTTATGCTACCCGTATTTTTAATCAAGACATAAGCTCATGGAATGTTAGTAATGTGGTTAATATGTTATCGATGTTTGCTCGCGACCCCGCCGGTCAAGATCCTCTAAATAGTTTTAACCAAAATTTGTCTGGGTGGAGTGTAGCAAATGTAACAAGTTGCACCCATTTTGATCGTTTAGCTGACCAATGGACCTTAGCAAAACCTAACTTTACAAATTGTACTCCATAATTAATTAAAAAATAAAAAATGGCAGAAGATTTATCATCAGAATTTAATTACACCGCTACTGTAGTACAATATACTATATTAGAAGGGGCTAATATATCTAGCCTTTACCCTACGGCAGTTATAAAAATAACCGCTAATCCGGGATATACAGTAACAGCAGGAGATTTTTCTTGGAATGGCCCTTTAGCAGGCGTTACTAGTGTGGTTTTTACTCAGGACGGAGAGTTTGTTTTATGCACAGTTACGTATGATACTACGTCTGTGATGCCTGCCTATAATGTGGATATAGGTCTATGTATAATAGGGGACGCTGTTTTAGCAGGAATAAATATAGCAGGTACATTAACGACATTAGTGGATTCTAATACAGTAACAACTACACCGTCTGAAACTAACACCCCGTATAGTGCATCGGGAGCAGAAGGAAGTACTTCGCCAACATTGTTTACCAGAACTTACACCGCTGCTTCTGGTAGTTTCTGGCCTAGTAATGCTGGACCTAACATACAACTTACTAATGGTAATTTAGGCCAATATAATATTACTCAGACACCTACGTATACAGCTAACGATGAGCTTATAGCTATAACCTATACGGTAACTTATATATTTACAGATCAAGATGTGTCTGGTGATAGTTTTGATATAGTAGTTCCTAAACAAGTAGTAATCTTAGCCCCAGCTACTGGAATCACAGCATTTTTGGGGGACAACCGAACTGTAGCAGCTGATGGAACTAATTATATAATGACAGTACAAGGTGCTTCCGGAGCTACGTATAGCATTTCTATGAGTGACGGAACAACTTCTACTATTGTAGTTACTAACGCGGTAATGGGAGCTGCCGGTAATGCACAACATAGTTTTATAGTTCCCGCTAATACCGGCACTTCGAACATAGCATGGACAGCAACTATATCTGGAAATATAGAAGCTGGGGTGCCTACTACTATAACATTTGATCAGGCATATCCAGTAGTGCCTTGTGGAGGCGCGCTAGCGAACGCTCCCGTAAACGCTATAACCGATTATGTAGAACCGTTAGAATCAAGCGGTGGATTACTTACATTTTTAGTTAAAGCAGGAGCCGCTACTAAATTTGAAATAATACACGGGGATGCTACTGGGACTAAAAAATCTACTTCAGGCACATTGTCGCCAGGATTAACTAACGCCGGCCCTTTTGATAATGTAACCGGTACTGAAACGTCTAACACTTTACCAACGAATGCTCAAGCGACGGGGGGTATAAATCAATATATCGTAAACCCTTTCGATCCTAATAAAATGTCTACACGGCAAGGCGATTTTAATGTTGCTACTACCTTTAGTATTCCAAGCATGACAATTGCAGGAGAGACATATCATCAGGTTATATGGTGGGAATATACCGCGGCAGATTATACAGCAATAAACAGAGCTACTTTAAGAGTAACTAATTCAAATGCACCTGGAACTCAAGCAGCTAAAATGTTTAAGGTATGCTGCCCTGACGCAAATTGTACAATATAAATAAATAAACTATGGCAGCACCGGCAATACCTATACAGATAAATTTTGCAAATCATACTCCAATAGGGTTGGATTTAAACGATATAATATGGTACTTAGACGCTTCTACAGAAGAGGACGTAATGATGGGACCGGTAACTACAATAGTAAACAATGATGAAACTTCTACCTACTATATAATAGTAAATGCGGGTGCGGGTGTTTCCGCTCCTACTACAGAAGATTTTGTTTACTACAAGAAAAACCCAATAGGATATGTAAGCTCTTTAAAAGGGTATTTTGCAGAGGCACAATTTGTAAACACAGAGACCAAGTATGCAGAATTGTTTTCGGTTGGCGCTGAAGTATTTGAGAGCAGTAAATAATGTGTAATAATATAATATAAAACAGAAAATATGTTAGGATCAGCACTAGGCATCGTAGGAGGCCTTACAAAAATAGCCGGTGGAATTATCGGATCGAAGAAAAGAAAAGCTGAGCAAAGAGCAGCTCAGAAAGAAATGAACATGAGAAAGGCTCAGTTTGAAATGGCTGATACTTCTAATGTATATAAAGACATGGAAAATACCATGGAAGACTTAACCGTTAATACGCAGCAAGCGGATTTTCAGGCACAGCAAGCTAATCAAGGTATTGCAAATACTATGAATGCAATGCAAGGAGCAGCTGGCGGTAGTGGTATTGCAGCTATGGCTCAAGCAATGGCAGGACAACAGGCTCAGAATATGCGACAAGCTAGTGTATCTATAGGGCAGCAAGAACAAGCTAACCAGATGGCTGAAAGAAATATGGCAAGTCAATTACAAAACCAAGAGCGAGTAGGAGAATTACAATCTAGGGCAGCTGAAAAAGAGAAAGTTGATACATTATTTGGCATGTCTCAGCAAAGATTAGGAGCTGCTAATGCTGCCAGGGAGCAAGCTAAACAATCTATACTAGGCGGGGTTGGAGATATGGTTTCAGGTGCCTCGGGAATGGGAGGTATACAAAATGCTTTAAAAGGGAACTTTATAACTGACGCAGAAGCATAATAAAAAAAATATGGCAAATTCAGATTTAATAAAAGGAGCAGGAGCATTATACGCTAGCCAAGCAACTGACATGGGAGCTTCGTTTTCTAAAAGCTTAGAAAAAGGAATAGCTAAAGCTAAACAAATCACTCAGGCAAAAAAGCAGGAAAAAGCAGTTATAAACAATAGAACAGCTAACTTTATAAATAAGCTAAACTCTACTGTAGATGTAACTAATTTAGACGGGGCTCAGCAGCAAGCGGTAACTAATTTTTTAGTCGAAGGAAGAAATGAATATGCTAGTTTAGCGGGGCAAGTTGCAAAGATGGATCCGGATAGTGGCGGCTACATGGATGCGGTAAGTAGAATGAATGATATACAAATGAGTTTCCAAACTTTAGCGGGGAATATAAAGATGTATAAAAAAGACAGAGTAAGCTTTTTAGAAGACTTTGATAATGGCATGCTATCTGAAGGTAATGAGGTTAACACGCTAGGAGAGGTTTCAAATATATATACAGAGGGTAGCAATTTTAGCGTTTCAGCTGGAGGGGGATTGCAGTTTTTTGATGAAGCGACAGGTCTTAGTAAAAATTATTCAGATATTCAAAAGCCTTTTTTAAAAGATTTTGGTTCTGCCGACGCTATAATGCAAATGAATGAATCTTTGTATTCTTCAGGCAAATCATTAAAGGGAGCTAGAAGAAATATGATAGAACAAAAGCTTAAAAATATAATAAGTAAAGGAGGAAGAGATACTCTTATGTCTTTAGCATCAGATGATTTTATTATGGAGGGCGGTTTAGGATTGCAAGATCCTATGTTATTTGAGCCAGAAAATCAAGATGCTTTAAAACAAGCTGTATTGGATGGTTATATGAATGTTTTAGATGCATCCGCTGCCCAAGGGGCCGCAGATAAAGCGCCTAAGGCTTCTAATAATGGCGGCCTAGGTTTTACAAAAACTGTAGCTAACGAAATTAGAACAGCAGGGCCTATATTAGAAGCTGCCAATGCATTTATTAATATGGATGCACAAGGTATGGCCGACACCTTAAATTATAAGCTTGGAAAGTCTAATTATATGACTACAGAAGAATTTAAAATACTAGCAAAAGAACAGGAAGGTTTTGACGAAGCTGTTTTTAACAAAAGATATGGCAAATATGCATTAGTTAAATTTGATGGAGATGCCACTGTTCCAGTTCCATTTGACATTAAAAACCCTAAAAAAGCGTTTGAATTGTATTTAGATTCTTCAGATTTAGGCGGCCAGGCTAGAAATTACTTTATAGAAAACTTTAAGTTAAAAGAAACGCCTGATGCCACCCCTGATGCCACTCCCGGTGCCACCCCTGAAATGTCAGACGAGGAAAAGGCTCAAGAATTAATTAATAAATACGCAAAATCTTAGGTATATGGACGAATTGAATGATATTGTACAAAATATGATAGCTGCTGGAGAGAGCGAAGAAAATATAGCCCTTGTAATAAAATCATATACGGGAAAGACAAACGACTCTGCGAATGTGGATCCAAGTGTGGAGTCAAAAATCGCGGGATCAGAAAGATCTACCATATCGGAAGATGGTTCTTTGGTTACTATGGATCCAATTACAACTAGCTCTCGGGGTACTGAATTAAGTAATACTTTTGGGTATGATTTTATAAAGGGTTTACAAAAAAGCGAAATAAAAAAAGACGAAAAAATAAAAACAGGTTACGCTATAGGGAGGGCTTATGCCGAGGGCGACGCTAAAGGGGCATTAAGCATAGCGATAGAAGGCATACCTGCTTTTGTAAAAACAACTAAAAACCTAGCTTATGACATGCTCATGGTTGATGGTGCAGACGCTGCTGTTACATCTTTAATGGAATTCGTTGTGGCTTCTAACGAAGGAAGAGAAGCCACTCCTGAGGAAAAAGCAGTAATCGCTAAGCTTTCTGACAATTTTCTTGGTATTGACAAAGCAAGAAAAGCCGGATTAAAAGGAGATAAATATTTAGATGAATATCAAACCCGTTTTGACAACACTATAACAGAAGAGCTAAAAAAAGGAACTGATGCTGATTGGGGACAAATAGCTGGAAGAATATTAAGAGATGCTGTTGGTAGCGCACCCTATACTGTAGCGTCTATGAATAAATATTCCGCCGCATTATTAGGAACAGCTATATCCGTTGATAAATTTGAAGAAGAATACAGAGAAAACCCAGACAAAACTTTGGGAAGCGTTTTAGGAAATGCGATAACAACAGGAGGTATTGAAATGGTGGATGCTCTTATTTCTCGAAAACTATTAAGAGGTAAAGGGCTTTTAAAAGGAGGCAGTGCTAAAACGGCAGAGAAAGCTGTAAAGCAAATGAACAAAGGTATTAGCCGTAAAGCTTTAGATATATTAGGCATTGCAGGAAAAGAAGGGCTTACTGAAATGGGACAAAGTATAGCCACTAAAATTAATGATGAAGCTTGGCTAGGAGATGAGGACACTTGGGCTACTGATGCTGGTAGTAATATTGTAAGAGATATGTACAGTATTATGGACGAAGGTATAATAGGGGCTTTTACCGGGGGAGGAATGTCTTCTATAGCGACCGCTGCTCAAGGTAATAAAGCATTAAAAAATAGAGCAGAGCAACTTTTAAAGTCTGAAGAAGTACAAAAAAAAGAAAAAGAAATAATTACTAAGATAGCTGATAATAATAGCCTAAAAGTACAAGCAGAAAAAGAAGGAAAAAAATCCAGAGCTGAAGCATTAGATAAACTTATAAAGAAAGATTATACTGATTTAGTAATGTTAAGAAATGGCAACAAAGCTGTTTTAGAAAAGTTAGAAGGAAAAGATCTTCAAGACTACGCTAAGAACATCGATGCTATCGCTGGATTAAAAGATGGGGAAACAAATACTGAAATAGAAAACGAGATAAAAAGATTACAAGATGCTAATAGAACACTAGTGGAAAAAGCTATTGGAGAATCTATAGGAGAATATGAATCTTATGATGCGTTAATTAGTGAAGCTGGTAAAAAGTTTACAGATAAAGAATTTCAGAAATATAAGCAAGGAGCTACTAAGTTATCAAAAGATTTAGGTTTTGGATATAAAAGAAAACCTAAAACTTACAAAACTACAAATGGATATATAAATGCTGTTGCTAAAAATGAAAATATATCATTTGAAGAAGCTAAAGAATTAGTTAAAAATTCTGACGGTGTATTTTTAGGGGAAGGAGTTATGCTTATTGATGAATCTGTAGCTAAAATGACGGGTGCTATAACTGCAGCATCACATGAAATTCTGCATCCCGTATTTAATGCAGCTCTTGGTGACGCTAACGCTCAAGGTGAGATAGTCAAAGAGTTTAAAAAAGCAATGACTTCTAAACAAAGAAGATTTGTTAGGAATAAACTTAAAGAAAGTGGAATTCCCGCGGAAAAATGGAATACAGAATATTTAACATATTTTTCCGATGCAATCCTAAAAAATGAAATCAATTACGACAAGAACCTATTTGAAAAACTAAAAGATGTTGTCTTAAGAGTGCTTAAAGGAGCAGGGTTTGATAATGTTTCTTTTGATAGTGGTAGAGAAGTATATAACTTTTTGAAAGAATATAACACTAGCTTAAAAGAAACCGGGCAAGTAAGTGAAAAAGCCGTTGAAGCTATTAAAGCCGCGGAAACGAAACGTACTGCTGAACTTAGAAAAGAAAATGCGGATGCCCCTGAAGTAAAGGCTGCCACTATAGGTAGAGTAGGGGCTGTGCAAAAATCCGTTAATCAAGAAATACTAGATTTAACAGACACATTAGACGCAGCAGAAGACGCTTATGCCGCGGATCCAAATAATCCTACATTGGAAAGAAATGTAGAGCTAGCTGAAAAAGCTTTAGACGAAGCTGAAGAAAGAGCTATATCTGGTGCTCCAAAACCTAAAGTTGTAGCTCCAAAACCTAATAAAGAAAAGAAAAAACCTAAGGTTACAACAAAGAAAAAATCTACAGCACCATTAAAAAAAGAAACTGCTAAGTCTAAAAAAATATTAGATGATATAGGTAATGATCCTAAGGGGTATAATAAAAACAATCCTAAAATATATGAAGTTTTATCGGGCATTATTAAGTCGAAATCAAAAGCATTCAGAACTGCTGGTGGAAATGTTGTTAATTTAGCCACACTACCCCAATTTGAAATGGATAACATGATCCAGGAGACTTTGGCTTTTTTAGCTCCTATGATTACTAAGTTTAATCCCAAAGTTAACGATTCATTGTATGGTTATTTAAACTCGCAACTTTCAAACAAAATGCGTAGTGCCCTTAAATCAGGTAGGGTTACGGAAGCGGAATTTACTGAGGACGTGACTGACGCTAAAAGTGTTGCTGGAGATGCAGGCGTTATTAGAAACTTTGCAGATGAAAAACAAATTGCACCAGATAAACTTGTAAAAGCATCGAAAGTAATAAGCCCCGGAGTAAAAAATGCTTTTGCTGAAAAACTAAGAGCTTGGGCGCTTCAAAATAATATTGATTTTGATTTGTTTAAATTTGGAGACGTAGATCCTAATGCTACTATTAAAATAGATGGCAAAGATGTTAAGATATTAAATGAAGTATTAGAGGAGTTGTTTCCAGGCGTTAACCCTGAAAAGTTTTTAGATAGTCGTACTATGTTCACCAGCGGTGAAGCTTCTATTGTTCTAGGTAAATTAGCTGAGAACGATCAAGAATTAATAGAACTATTTATAAACCTTTTACCAAGAGGAGCAGTAATGCCTAAAGGTAAGAACCAAGCTATGGTTAAAGATTCTAATTACGGCAAATCAACTAAGTTAGACGGGTCTATATTGAAAAACTTTTATAATAAAGGAACAGAAAGATTTACTAAAAAAGCTGGACTTACGCCTTTTACATTGAAAGATAATATCCGCTACAGTGATGTGCATAAAGCTTTTGGAATGGATTCATCTGGTAATAAACTAAATTACCAAAGAGCTAAATCAGGTATTATATTAGCTTCTGCTTATAAACTTTTAGGCAAGCTAATAATGAATGAAGTTATTAGAACAGACTTAGGCTTAACATCTGAACAGCAAATGAATGTTGGGGCCGGGAAAGGAGATCTGCAATTTAGCAAAACCTTAAAGCAACTATCAGAAGTAGATCAATCAAAAGTAGATTATATAAAAACAAAATACCCTGCAATACATAAGCTTTTTAAACAAGTTGGTATTTCTAGAACTAAAACAGAATCCAATAAAGCATTTAAAACAGCCGAACAATTACTTAAGAAAAGAATAAAAGATAAAGAAATTTTTAATGAATACAAAACTGTATTATTAAAAATAAAAGAACGTAGAGCAAAGCTAGTGGATAGCTCTAGCTGGACGGAATCAGAACTTTTTACGGTAGCTGTATTCAAAAAATTAAAACGAGAAGGATTTAAAGGTTTAAAAATATTACAAAAAGAAATAAATAAGGATAACCAGACTATAGACTATAAATTTTCTTTAGATGGAAATGTTTACTATTTAGAAGTGAAAAAGTCGGTTAATGCTATATTAGGAAGTTTCGGTCTTCATTTTAAGACTAGCGAATTAAATACTGAATTAGATAAAAAATATGATAAAATTTTTGGCAAAAAGCTGTCAAGTCAAATAGTTGACACTTACTCTGAAGCAAGAAAAGATATTATATCTAAATTACGTAAAGAATTTGGCGACTCTGCTGTAAAAACACAAAAGTTAGATAACGGAAGAGAAAGAGTAAAAATAACAAAAGAAGCTGCTGCTTGGCTAAGAGAGAATAGAAATAAAAAAGGAGGATGGTTTCCTTATAAAGGTGATAATAAATTAAAAGACTTGCCAATTAGTTTAGTGTCTGATTATTATACTAATTTTAAAAAAGGCAATATAATTAATTTTGGAGATGTTGGAGCTTTTACTTTAAGCGATAGCACTATGGATCCTTTTGGGTTTTTACCTAGCCTAACAGATACTGGCGCTAAAATACGGCTTCAATCAAAATGGGAGTATTATAGCAAGCCAGACGCGGATGGATTTGTAACTTTTTATCAAAGAATAAATTTTAAATTTCAGAATGCAGCGGAATCAGATCTTTTAAATAATAAAAGCTCTTATAATTTACAATATATATCTGATCTTAAAGAAGCTTTAGAGAAAACTCAGAAGCAAATGATGTTTTCTAAAACTCAAGTAAATATAGACGCTTATAATAACGCTAATAATATCAATGCTAAACCTAAAGGTATAAGTGTTTGGGATTTTGACGACACATTAGCTAAGACTAAAAGTAATGTATTATATACAATGCCAGGGGAAATTAGAATATTCCACGGCGGGGATATAAAATCAGTCAAAGACATTGACGGATTTGTATATTTTTCAGAAGATAAAAAACAAGCTGCAGCATACGCTAAGGGTAATCAAGGAGAGGTTAGTAGTTTTAAGATAGACGAAGCATCTATTGCAACAGAGGATCAAGTGTTTGATGTTATTAACAACTTAGACATTAAGCCAAGAGCTGGTTATGCGGTAGATGAATCTAACTTATATGAACTTATTGATCCTAGATTTGAACAATCATTTTCTAAAAAAGATCTTAAAAAATTAGCAGTAGCACTTAAAAGAAAAGGGATAAAGGCTGCGCGATTTACAGATACCAATATTAGCCAAGGTAAAAATGAGGGAAGAGAAACTGAGAACATTGTGGTATTTGACAAGAAAGTAGTGCAGGAACAAAATAAACTAGATGCTGAACAGTTTGCGAAAGAAGGTGATAGACTAATGGCTGAGGGTGTTGATTTTGACTTTAGTGAATTTAGTAAAGTCGTTAATGGAAGCAAGGGTCCTTTCTTTGAAAAGGCTATGGCTAGAAATAAAAAGTTTGGAAACAAAAATGTTTTCATACTTACAGCTAGACCGGCAAACAGCGCAAATGCTATACACGAGTTTTTAAAAGGTATTGGATTAGACATACCTTTAGCAAATATTACTGGCTTAGCTGACTCCTCACCTCAAGCTAAAGCTGATTGGATTGTTGGTAAAGCTGCAGAAGGTTATAACGATTTTTATTTTGCAGACGACGCCATTCAAAATGTTAAAGCGGTAGCCAAGGCATTGGAGGTACTAGACGTTAAGAGCAAGGTTAGACAAGCGAATGTGCAATTTTCCAAAAGCATGAACAGCACGTTCAATCAAATGATTGAAAAGAAAAGTGGTATTGATGCTAGAGGCACTATATCTAAATACAAGGCATCGGTAATGGGCCGTAAGAAAGGTCGATTCCAATTCTTTATACCCCCAGGAGCTGAAGATTTTGAAGGTTTAATGTACAAGTTATTAGGCAAAGGAAAGCTTGGTGAACAACAAAAAGAGTGGTTTAAGAAATCATTGTTCGATCCTTTTGCTAGAGGGATAAATGAGTTTGATACATACAAGTTACAAGTGGCTAATGCTGTCAGACAACTTAAAAAGTCTTTAAAGGATATACCTAAAGAATTAGGCAAAAGAGACCCTAAGACAGATTTTAAATATGAAGATGCAGTTAGAGTATATCTTTGGCAATTAAACGGTCATGAAATAAAAGGAATATCTGAATCTGATATTAAAACTTTAGTAAATATTGTTAAAAATTCTCCTAACTTAAAAAGATTTGCAAGGCAACTAAATAAAACTATGGGCGGCTACCCTGCCCCTCAAGAAAGTTGGTTAGCTGGAACTATTACAACTGATGCTATAAATATGGTTAACACCATAAAAAGAAAAGAGTTTTTAGAAACTTGGCAACAAAACGCAGATATAATATTTTCAGAAGACAATCTAAATAAACTAGAAGCTGCGTTTGGAGAAGATTATGTAGAGGCTTTAAAAGATTCTTTATATAGAATGAAATCTGGTCGTAACAGACCAGTAGGAGCTAATAAGCTAACTAATAAGTTTATGAATTGGGTTAATGATTCTGTGGCTACCATAATGTTCTTTAATACCAGATCAGCGTTGCTACAAACATTGTCAACTGTAAACTTTATAAACTGGGGTGATAACAATCCGTTATTAGCAGCTAAAGCTTTTGGTAATCAAAAACAATTTTGGGGTGACTTCTCAATGTTATTCAATTCTGACTTTTTAAAATCTAGACGTACCGGATTAAAGAACGATGTTAATGCCGATGAAATTGCTAATGCTGCAGCCACTCAAACAAATAAAGCTAAAGCGGTATTGGCTGTTATATTGAAAGCAGGTTTCTTGCCTACACAAATAGCGGATAGTTTTGCTATTGCAATGGGCGGAGCGTCTTTTTACAGGAACAGAGTTAATACTTATATGCAAAAAGGTGAAGGTAAACCAGGTATGGGTAGGTTAGCAGCAGAGGAACAAGCGTTTTTAGATTTTCAAGAAATAGCTGAAGCTACTCAGCAATCCTCTAGACCTGATAGAGTATCACAACAACAAGCTAGTCCGTTAGGACGTATTATATTAGCTTTTGCGAATACTCCGATGCAATACATGAGATTAACTAAAAAAGCTTTCTTAGATCTTAAGAATGGCCGTGGAAGCGCTAAAGAAAACATTACTAAGATGCTTTATTATGCAGCCATACAAAATGTTATATTCAGCGGTTTACAAGCAGCTTTGTTTGCAACGTTGTTCGATGATGAAGAAGAAGAAGAAACTAAAAAGAAAGGTGTTAGGGTAGCTAATACTATGCTAGATTCAATGCTTAGAGGTTTAGGTATCTACGGAGCCGTGGCTTCTACTGTCAAAAATATTGTGTTAGAGATTGACAAACAATCTAAAAAAGATCGTCCTGACTATTCAGAAGCAGCATTAAAAGCTTTAGATTTATCTCCTCCTATATCTTCTAAAATACGAAAAGGTAGAAGTGCAGGTAGAGCGTTTAGTTATAAAAACACCAGAGAGAAAATGGTTGGGTTTGGCTTAGACAATCCGGCTTATTATGCAATTGGTCAAATAGCTTCTGCCACCGCGAATATACCTTTAGATAGAGCAGTTCGTAAAGCAAACCATGTTAGATTAGCATTTGCTCAAGAAACTAAATTTTGGCAATCTGTTTCTTTATTGCTAGGGTTCAGCGAATGGGATCTTAATATGATAGAAAAAGATAAAAAGAAAACTAAATTTGGAGAAAAGATGAAGTGGAAAAAAAGAAAATGGAAAGAACGTTAAACAATAAAACTATGAAACCTATAACAACTAGAATTAAAGAGAGTAGAAGCGGAGCCTCTTATCCTATGAATCAAGAGGTAACTATGAATGCAGATGGCAGCGGCGGACCTATAGATGCTTGCGGATGCGGTTCTCCTAATAAATTTAAAGCCCACAAAATGTATGGTAAATCTGGTGGAGAAGTAATGGCTGACACAAACGAAGAGCACTTAGCTTTAAAGAAAGAAGGATTCGATCATTCCCCCGTTAAATTAAAGGATGCTTGTTATAAAAAGGTTGCCGCAAGATATTCAGGAGGCAACTCAGCGTATAGAAGCGGAGCTATGGCAAAATGCAGAAAGGTAGGTGTAGCTAACTGGGGTAATTCAAAGAAGTAATGGGATTTATAATGAAATCTTCACCTTTTAAGGTAAGAAAAACAAAAGAAGGATTAGCTTTGAAGCGCTGGTTTAAAGAAAAATGGGAGACACCTAGGGGTAATGAAGACTACAAAAAAGGAGAAAATACTTTTAGACCAACTAGAAAAGTGTCCTCAAAAACACCTTCAACATGGAGCGAGTTAACCGACGCAGAAAAAGCGGCTGCTAAGGAAGAAAAAAATACAAAAGGAAGAGTTACTAAATATAAAAAATCAAAATGACAAAACTAAGCGAAAAAACAGAAATTACCTTAGATTTAAAAACTATAGGCATAGTCGTTGGCGGAGCCATTTCCTTAGCGACTCTATACTTTACGTTACAAAAAGATATAGATCTTGCTAAAGAATTACCGAAACCTACTATTACAAGAACCGAATATGATCTTAAAGATCAGCTAGTTCGAGAAACAATTATGAACACTCAAGAAAAGGTTCAAGAAAATAGTGATAAATTAGATAAAATAGACGAAAAGCTGTATGAAATAATTGAAAAGAAATAATCATGAAAAAAATTATAATTTTAATCGCATTACTAACATCTTTAAATTCTTATTGTCAAAAGTTCACTTTACTTGAAATAAACGCTAAGTGGAATAAAAATAATAATATACCTGTCAGCAAACTCGCAGATATTAAAATTCAATTTGCTTGGCTAGAAGATCAACCAGCATCTATACAAAAAAGCGTGATTTCTGTTCCAACATTAATATTAATGAACAACGGAAAAAGTGTAGCTCAATGGAGAGCAGGTATTGATCTTAAGCTAATAATTACAGAGAAAGAAGTAAGAGATGCAATTAAAAGAGCTAATAAATTAGGGATATGAGTATATATTTTAAAGAATGCGAGGAGAACATGAACGAAGATTTTCTAGCTAAACTAGACAACGCTAGAGTGATAGCTGACATACCTTTTATAATAAATTCTGCTTGGAGAAGTGCTGACCACAACGAAAAAGTAGGCGGTAAAACAGATTCATCTCATTTAAAAGGTCTAGCCGTAGATATTAAAGTAACTAATAGCAGGCAAAGATTTATTATACTACAGTCATTAATTGCGGCTGGATTTAATAGAATAGGTATTGCAAAAACATTTATTCACGTCGATGGAGATAACGAAAAAGATCCTCGAGTAACTTGGTTATATTAAAACAAAAATTATGGGAAACAAAAAAGATTCTAAATTTAGAAAATTACTTATAGTGTTAATGAAAAAATGGAATTCATTTCTTTATTTATTAATGTTTAAAAATTATGATTAAAATTAAAGCCGCTACAATTAAGTAACGGCTTTTTTTAATTTAAGTAATCTCACATGCACCCCCTGCACAAGCAAGTTCTCCGGATAGATCGGTTTCATCGTCCTCTTCTTCAATTCTAGAAATATCAACTAATTTTAACGTTTCCATCATTTCATAATACTTCTCTCTTGTAATATCTTCAAAAGGAGCCTGAACATAAGTACCTCCGTTATAAGGTAACACAGATAGACCATTGTAAAATTCTTTGTTATCCCACATCCAATCGCCAATCAATTCCCATTCATCTTCTTTAATAGATACAGTAGCTGATATATTATGTGTATTTCTACCGTCTCTATGACCCGGTTTAACCCACATCTCAGATACAAATTTTACACGTTCAAGAAGTTCAATCGGATGTTCTGTTCTAAGCATAGATCCTTCCGGAGCTTTCTGAGGTATAGATATTACCGCAGTATCATGAGGTCTAAAGTATTCATCTTCAATTAGCTCAGGGTGGTTTTCAGCAAGGAACTTGTACATTGACTCGTTCTTACCTACACGTATTCTTCTTACATAATAATCATTATGCCAAGCGTGAATACCAGATGACGTTCCTAGCGTCAATGATGTAGTCCCTGCCGGTTTAACCGTTGTTGATCTAGCTGATGGGTTAATGCCAATTAATTTTGCAACACGTTTATTTTCTGCTTTAACAAGCAGTGCTGCTTTGTCCATGTCTAATTTTAAGACTTTGCCAGATCCGATCCCTGTGATTGAGACGCCAATTAAAGCATCTTTTTCTGTTGTAGTTCTCCATATATCTCTAAGATAATGAAAGCTCGTGTATGATGCTTGTAACGTCCCTATAAAGGCTGCATGAGTTACACGCCTGTCAAATGCTTCTTGCGTATCTAAGTCTGATCCATTTACTTCACATAAATTACAAAATTGATAAGGTCTAAGTGCAATTTCACAACAAGGATTAGTGCCCCAATCTTTGTCATTAGTTAAATAAAAACCTGGTTCACCAGACCCGGATAACTCAATACGTTTCCAAAGATCCATAAAGTAAGACTTAGTAAGCTTCTGTCGCATAAGTACAGCTGAATTATTAGCTCTACCACGCTGCGGGTTTTGTTCCCACCAATCTCCTGACTTACAACCAATCATTTCAACATCATCAGATGAGAATAAAGAGATTAAAGCTGCTCTTCTTATTCCCCCGGCTAAAACTGAATCAGCAATGTGACATATAATATCATGTGCTTGTACCGTGCTTAAATAATCCCCATCTTTTAATGTATCTAATATCCCTGTTATTTTTACTATAGCCTCTTTAAGTGGCTGGGGTCCTGGAGCTTTACCTCCTGACGTCACAAGTCTTGCTCCTTTAGCGCGTATATCTGAATAATCAAAATCAATTCTTGAAGATCTTTTGTTGCCTAAGTACGACTTCATCAATACTTTAATTGCATCAGCCCAACCTTCTATAGAATCCATTACCAGGAATCTACGAGTACGTTTTTCAAATGGCACAGTAACAGATGGTAACTTAGCCACATGATGTTTCTGGACTGAATAACCTACTCCGGTTCCGCCTAATAACAAAAACATTGTTTCACTAAAAGCGGCTACAGACTCTACCGGTAAATAAGCACAGTTATATATCCTATTAGGAGATATTTCGATAGGCTTACCACCAAATTGCAGGCTTCGCATACTCGGTAATATATTTTTGCTATACACATCTTCATACGCTAATCTTATTTCTTTTTCTAAGTTTGGAAACTTTTTTATATGCATCGATTCATTTCTAAACACAAGCTGATCCCATGTTTCTCTACGCTTTGTTTCTGGTATATACTTTGCGTATTTCATAAATACCGTTATGTCACTTAATATTCTGTTTGATTTGTTCATTTATAATACTCTAATTTTAAATTCATCTTGTTTTTTTACTAATTCTTTCCATGAGATTCTACCTTTATTACTCCAGGACCACTTAACCCATTTAGCTATTTGCCTTTCTGCATAAGCTTTGCGTGCTAATTGTTTTTTATTTCCTACCATCTAATATAAGTTTAATCATTAATGCTACATCTTTTTGGTTTTGAGGTTTATATAAAGTTCTTGTTTCATTATTTAATGTACACCAGAGTTTAAATAACTTCCAGCGAAGAGGGAATTGTTCGTTAGCTCTACCCTTGCATTCTATTATATAATCCTTACCAGTAAAGTCAGGAGTATATTTAATGCCTAGTATTTTTTTCTGCCCTCTATCTTTCATATCACCCTTGCCATTTGATTGTTTCTCGAATGACACATTGGGAAATTTAAAACCTTTCATGGTTTGAAACACTTCATATTCATACTTTTCAAACAGCTTAGCATCTTTCAACGCTAAATAAGTATGCTTTTCTAAACCTGATCGAAATTCAATCCCGTCCGCTGTAGCTTTCTTAGCACGAACGGGACCTTTTTTCTTTGATCTTTTAAAGCGTTTCATTCTTTACAAATGATCCGTTAATCATAGACCCTTTACGTTTACTTATAACGTCATAGGCTGCTTGTATACAATCTTCAATCTCTAAGCCAGCTAAATGCGCTAGGTTAGTTAATACAACAACCATATCGCCAATGCCGTCTTTTAACTCAGATATATCATTCTTAATAATTGCCCTTGCAACTTCTCCAGCTTCTTCTTGCAGCTTAACATATTGTGTTTTTACATCTCCTTTGTCATATAAACCGCGCTCGTGAGCCCAAGATCTTATAGCTGGAAATATGCATTTACCGCATTCAGTAGTAACATATTCATAATTAACTTGCATTTCCATAGCCTCGGCTAAGTTTGCTGGCATATCTTTTTTAATGGCCTTAGCTAAAGCTTTGTTGTACACATAACATCTATCTGCATTGTACATAGAAGTTCTTGCGTTTTCTTTACACCAATCAATTAAATTGTCATTTACTATAAACTTTTGGCCATCTTTTAACTCGATAGCTCTTCCTCTATTGTCCATAAGATAGCCTGCTAGCTCCCTATTATAACATGGAAAGGTTGTGGTCATTTCAGTAACATTAATTTTAAATTTACTCATAGGTTTTTGTTTAGTCATTAAGTCTTTATAGCTTTGTCTATCTACAGAATAGCCGTAAAATTTTTGGTATTCTATTTCTTTAGCAGAAGCCGATTCTAAATCTCTAGACACAAAAAGTAATTCAACTTCTTCCGGCTCATATCCTTGTTGTTCAAAGACTCGGTCTCCTAGATCTTTTGTCATACCTACTTTTACTTTAGGTATATGATAAACGTAATACATTGGTTTTGTTTTACTCATAGGGTTTTGTTTTATTTACCTACACTCAGCGGAGCTGATATAGCAGGTA